TCTGGATGCCGAAGGCCTCGAGGGCCGCCTTCGCCTTGGCGGTCTCGACCGCGAAGGTCTTCTGCGAGGCAGCCCACGAGTCGGCGTAGTTGCCCTTGCCCATGGCGTGGCCCAGCGCGTCGTACTTGCTCTTGAGGGTGCCCAGGTTGTTGAGCATGGCGAGGATTGTCGAGTCGGACTTGCCCCCGCCGAAGGCGTGACTCAGCTGGGCGTTAGCTGCGTCCGCGGACAGCCCCGAGGCCGTCAGGTGCTTCTTGAGGTCCTGGAGGGCGACCAGGAAGCCGTCGGGCTTGCGCAGGTCGGCTGCCAGGGTGGAGTAGTCCATCCCGGACTTCTTCATGAGCCCGGAGGCGACCTGCTGCTGGGTCGCGGCCTCGTGGGCGCTGAGGCCTAGGCCCTTGAGGATGCTGGTGGCCTTCGCGCTCGGGGCCGCCATGAGGGCGATGGACATGCGGAGGTGGGTCGCCGCCGAGTCGGCGTGCTGGCCACGGTCCGTCATGAAGGCCAGCGCCGCGCCAGCCGACTGGGCCGACACCCCGAAGGTCTGGGCCGCCGAGAAGAAGCCCGTCCCGACGCTCTTGACGAAGTCCTGCATGCGCATGTCGCCGACGCCGACCACGCCGTTGAAGAACGCCGCCCACTTGGCTGCGTCCTGGGCCTTGGCGCCGTAGGACTGCATGACCGACGTCAGGCCGTAGGTGGTCTCGTCGAGGCTCGCTCCCGAGATGGTAGCGAGCTTCGCGGTCTCGTTGAGGACCGACATGGCCGCCGCGCCCCGGTAGCCCACCGACTCGACGTGGTACAACGCCTCGGCCAGCTTCTCCGGCCCCTGGCCCGTCGCCCCGGCGAGCGCGAGGACCTTGTTGGAGAGGGAGTCGACCTCCGCCTGGGAGGCCCCGGCCTGGGTGTGGACCCGCTCCATCTGCGTCTGGAACGCCGACGCCATCTTGACGGTCTCGTAGCCGAGCATGCCCGAGGCCGCGACCATGACCCCGCCGATGGCCATGGCCTGCTTGCCCATCTTGGCCCAGTTGCGGGAGCCCCGACCGGTCACGCCTTGGATCATGGCGTCGGCCTCGCCCATCTTGGCAGCGAACTCGCCGATGTCCGCCATCAGGTGAGCGACCACTGGCGGCATTCCTGCGCTACCGAACACCGCTCACGCTCCTAGGGCTTTGGCCCACTCCTCGCGGAAGATCCTCTGTGCCGCAATTCTGGTGACAAACTCCACTGCTGGGCGGAGGTAGGGGTAGGGCTGCTGGTCATAGACTCGGCCTGCCGAGTCCGTGCCCGTGAAGCCCAACTCCAGACGTCGAGAGTATACCATGGTCGGCCCGACGGAGGCTGCGTAGCCGCGTGGGATCGGACCCTGCTCGAGGATCTTGATGGAGTTGCGGTGGCGGCCCGAGACGACGCCCGGGCCGGTGCCGGGACGGGAGCCCTGCGTGCCGTCCCGGAAGAGCCGAGGCGGGCCGGTGGAGTTGACCTTCGCCTGCCGGACGACCAGGAGAGCGACCTTCTGGACCGCTCTCCGGGTGGCCAGCTCTTCGGCCACCCGGATGCGGTCGATAGCAGCACCAAACTCGCGGACTCCTGTCCATGCGATGCCTACGGTGCTAACCATGCTTCTGCTTCTCCGCCTCCGCCTGTTCCCTCTCGGCCTTTGCCTGCTTCTCTGTGGCGTCCCAGGCCAGCGCCCATGAAGCGAAGCCTGCCGGTAGCTCGTCCACCCCGTCCGGGTGCGGGATGTTGAAGAGCCGCATCAGTCTGTAGGTGTCGTACTCCGGAGGAGGAGCTAGACGGGGGTCGTCAGTGATACCCTCGCGCAGCGCTGTCTTCAGCCTGCGGAGGGACGCGTAGGGCTCTTCTCGTCAGGGCTCGGGCTGAAGTCGGGCATGACGAGCGCCATGGCCTGGCGGACGACCCGGTCGAGCTCCCCGACCTCCGCCAGCGGCACGTCCTCGAGCACGTCCAGGGAGAGCGACGGCAGCGGCAGGACCGGGCCGTGGGGCTCGCCCGCGTCGTCGATGGCCCGGAGGTCCCAGTCCAGGATGAGGGCTGCGGCCACCCGGTTCAGCATGTCGATGTAGGACTCGCCGGGGTTCTCCGTGTCCAGGCCCGCCATGATCTTCCGGCGGTCCTTGACCCGGAGCACGTTGGGGTTGCGGACGGCGATCCGGTAGCCGCTGGGGGTGGTGATGAGGCTGCCGCCCGGAGGGGCCACGATCGGCGGGGTAACCTCGCCGGAGAGGGCCGGAACTTCAATCGCTTGCTCGGTCACTGGGTGCTCCTTCTAGGGTGGTTCTGGTGGAGCAAAGCATAGGCCCCCGGGGGACCGGGGGCCTATGCGTCGCCTATCAGATGTAGACGGAGGTCGCGACCGCGTTCGTGAGGACCGCCTGGATGGGGGAGAGCCCACCGCCGAGCGCCGTGGCGTCGGTGGCGTTGAACATCGCCCGCCCCGTGCCCTCGACGGCGACGAACGCCTTGCCTCGGTTGATCTTGGCGTCGTCGAAGTAGTGCTGGCTCATCTGGAGCTTGAGCACCTGGCCCGCCGACTGGGTGAAGGTGGCCACCACGGCCTCCGACGTGTTGTTCAGGTAGGACAGGAGCCGGGACTCGTCCTTGGCCACGAATGAGTACTTGGTCGTGACCTCGAGCCCGCCCACGTGGACGTTGTAGGGGTCCTGGGCACCCACGGTGAAGATGGCCTCAGCGTTCTGGCGCTTGATGGCGATCTCCATCGACTCGATCGTGAGGTCGGCCGACCCAGCGATCTGGACCGCGCCGAGGAACGACGGCACCGGCACCAGCGTGGTGTACGAGGCCGACGGGGTGGCCCCGGTGGCACCGATCCAGGCCAGGTACTTCGCGTCGTAGTTCAGCAGCCCGGAGGCGTCGAACTTGAGCGTGAGCTCGGTGCACTGCGCCCCAGGGTACAGCCGGGTCGCGATGCCACCCTCGTTGTCCGTCCAGGTCTGGGAGGTGGGCTGCCCGTCGCCGGTGTTCAGCAAGGCCATCGTGTGGATGGTGGGGCCTGCACCCGTGACCGTGTCCGAGCCGAGGACCGACGCCAGCGGCCAGCCGATAGTGTCGACGAACACGTCGCCCGAGATGTCGAGGTCGGTCGACCGGGTCGTGTTCTGCTGGCCGTAGTCTTTGCCCATCGACCCACGCCAGCCCTCGTCGAGAGCCTTGGTCTGCTTCCAGGCCGGGTCGAACTTCTTGACTGCGGGGAAGGCCGTTGCCGGCACCGGGGTGCCCTTGACGGTCTCCTTGGCGACGCCAACCTGCGTCCGCAGGGTGGGGAACGTAGCTCCCATCACTTACCCTCTTCCTGCGCCGGAGCGCCGCTTGCCGTCTCCGGGACGGTGCTGTCCACCGGCGTGGGTGCCGGGGGGCTGGGGGGCTCCGAACTGGTCTGGGGAGCGGGGGCCGGGGTCTCGGGCTGCACAACGGCCTCGGCGTCCCGAGGGTCGGCCTTGGCTGGGTCATTGTTCTCCGCGACGACGCCGCCGACTGCCGAGAAGGGCCGACCCGCGAAGTCGAAGTGGCTGCTGGCGAGGAAGGTGTCCCCGGGGGAGAGGACACGAGCGCCCTCGGACGTGTCGAGGACGAGAAGCTCTTCCTCGCCGTCGTACCTGTAGCGCTTCCACATGGTGTCTCCTAGGTTACTTGATTCCACTCGAGGACAGGGAACGAGATCGTGGCCCAGGTGAGGAGCGCACCGCTGTCGTCCGCCGCTTGCTCTGGCTCTCCGTAGTCTACTGTCAAATGCTCGTAGGCCATGTTGATGATAGGGCCGTCGTGCGCCTGTCCCATCTGCGGATCGGTCCGGAAGAGGTCCAGCAGGGACACCATGATGGCGTCGAAGTTGGTCTGCGCGTCGTTGGGGTCGGGCTCGGCGCTGCGGTGGTAGATCTGGATGTTGGCGATGTAGGTGGTCTGCCGCCCGCCGCCCGCCCCGTCAAACGCCTTGGGCTCCTCGGTCTGGTTGCCGATGAACACGACCGCGATGGCCCCCGACACGACGCCCGGGGCACCGCTGGTGAACTGGATTCCGGCCTGAGCTAGGTCGCGGGGGAAGAAGCCCATCACCGTGTTCAGGTCTGTGACGGGGTGGGCCTTCATCCAGTTGACGATGGTCGCCCGGACCGTAGTCCTACTCATGACGACGTGTTCAGGGGTCGGTAGTACTCAAGGATGGCCAGCGCCCGGTCGATCTCCTCGTCGCCCGGGTGGCCGCCCGCCTCACCGGCCCCGCCCTTCGAGCTGGGCTTCATGATGAGGGCTCCGGAGCCGCCCTGCTTGATGAAGGCGGTGACGAGGAGAATGCAGGCCTCGTCGAGCTCTGCCGGCATGCCTGTGACTGCCGCGTCCGCGCCGAACACCGCCCCGACCGGGCCGTTCAGCGTGAGGTCGTTCCCCAGCACGGAGAGGACCTGCACGGTGGCCTGCGTGGGGCTGCTCTGGCCGCTGCCGGCACCGGACGGGCCGCCCCCCTGGAGCAGGCGGAGCTGGACGCCCGGGGCGACGCCCGTCGAGTCCTTCACAGTGATCGTCTGGTCCGTAGCTGAGCACCCCGAGGCCAACGTCGTCACGGGGAAGCCCGCCACGTAGGTCATGGTGACGTAGAGGCGACCGTGGGGCTCT